ACATGGCCCTCGAATCCTTGGAGCGCGCCGACCGAGAAAACATCAGCGTGGCCCGTGAAATTGCAGCGCATTACCGCTGGAGGGCCAAAGCAGCCAATCCCAAGCGTTACAGCGACAAACTGCAATTGGACGCAACGGTAGAGACAAAGGTAGTTGGCGATGCCGAGCTGCTGGCGGGACTTGCCAAGCTGGGGCTTGCTGCAAAGGTCAATGGGCCTGATTGAGCTAAATCCTGCCGAGGTTGACCTTGGCGCGTTGACGGTTGAGCAAAAGCAGGAGCTTGCACGGCTGATTGGAGAGGTTCAGCGCAGGAACGGTTTACGCCAGATTTACACGTACTTTCCGACCGGTGGAGAGTTTCGCAGGGAGTTGTACCCCAAGCACATGGAGTTCTTCCATGCTGGGGCAACACACCGAGAGCGGGTTTTCCTTGCTGGAAACCGGACAGGCAAGACGGTATCGGCTGGAGTTGAGATTGCCTATCACTTGACCGGCAACTATCCCAAGTGGTGGGTTGGCCGCAAGTTTGACGGTTCTATCCGGGCAATGGCCAGTGGAGATACCCACGACACGACCCGAGACATTCTGCAAATCAAGCTACTGGGCGCTACGACCGACCAAAAGGAGCTTATCGGTACTGGATTGATCCCAGGCGAGGCGATTGTGGGCTATGTGGCCAGGACGCATGTGAAGGGTGCGGTTGAGAAGGTCACGGTTAAGCACATTACGGGCGGAACGTCTGAGCTGTGGCTTAGAAGTTACGAGCAAGGGCGTGAAATCTTCCAAGGCTTTGAGCTTGACGTGTTTTGGGCTGACGAGGAATGCCCACAGGACGTATATGAGGAGGGAATGATCCGCCTGATGACCCGCAGAGGGTTGTCAATGCTGACGTTCACCCCGTTATCGGGCTTGACCAAGCTGGTGCAGGAGATTCAGCGCAGAGCCCACGATGGCGGTGTTGGCGCTCCGCACGTAACTACCTGCGGCTGGGACGATGTTCCGCACTTGTCGGAGTTGGACAAGGCAGAAATGATTGCCAAACTCCCGCCTCACCAGCGGGACGCACGGACCAAGGGCATACCGGCGCTGGGTGCTGGGGCTATTTACCCGATTGCAGAGTCTGAGTTTGTGGTGGATGACTTTCCACTGCCTACCCATTGGAAACGCAGCTACGGCATGGATGTGGGCTGGAATAGGACTGCTGTGGTGTGGGGTGCTTGGGATGGTGATTCGGGCATTTTGTACGTTCACGCCGAGCATTACCGTGGCCAAGCAGAGCCGAGCATTCACGCCGAGTCGATTAAGGCCCGTGGTGCATGGGTGCCAGGGGTGATTGATCCGGCATCGAGGGGTAGGGGGCAAAAGGATGGTGAGCAGCTATTCAACCTGTACTCCGAGCTTGGGCTAAACATTTCACCGGCAATCAATAGCGTGGAGTCCGGCATTTACGAGGTGTGGCAGCGTTTATCGACTGGCCGCATCAAGGTTTTCAAGTCGTGCCTGAACCTGCTTTCAGAGTATCGAATCTATCGGCGTGATGACAAAGGGCGCGTGGTCAAGGAAAACGATCACGCTCTGGACGCATTGCGCTATCTGGTGATGTCCGGCAAGGACATAGCCAGCTACGCACCCGCAGCCGAGAAGAAGAAGGCTGCACAACGATCTTGGAGGTTGACTTAAATGAGCATGATTCTTGGGGCATCAGGCAGGCCCATGGTTGCAATCGGCGGGCCGGAAGCATGGCTTACCCGCACCAAAGGCGACATCGAGTGCATTTTCCAATGGGTTGACACCAACCATGAGTCCAAGGAGCCGCAGCCGTGCATGTGCTTGCGCCCAGCGGTCAAGCGCGACGGCAATGGAACCTACATCTTGCCGGCTGAAGAAGCCTACCGGTTTGCCACAAGCAAGGGCAAGCCAACGCCGGATTTGATGAAGGCGGCGTTCATGTACTGCAAGATTACGGACACGCATCCGGACAAATCGACCATCTTCCGCGTCATGGACATTATTCTGGACGGCCTGCAAGACCTGATCCGCATGCCAACCAGCCAGCCACAGGCGCTATTCAAGCCCAAGGCACTCAAGGGCATTGAGCTGGCGATCAAGAAAGACGGTCAAACCGTACATGAGGCTGTTGTATGAGCGATTGGCAGAAGTCAAAGGATCGAGAAGATACCCAGCTTTTCACCGTCAAGGACGTTGAAGAAACGGTCACTGGGGGCGATGGCAAGTCAGATCCTGGCCTTGATCGTCGCCATTCTCAGATGATGGAGCGGCTGGAGGATGAGAAGTCACGCCAGTCCGAGAATCGCTACCAGATGGCCGTGGACGAGGACTACTACGACTCGCTGCAATGGACCGAGCAGGATGCAGTGGAGTTGATGGCCCGAGGTCAAGCCCCATTGGTGTTCAACAAGATCAAGCCGACGATCAACTGGATCATGGGCACGGAGAAGCGAACCCGCTTTGACTACAACGTGCTACCGCGTGAGGCCAACGACGAGAAGGGCGCTCAGACCAAGAAGAAGCTCCTCAAATACGTGAGCGATGTCAACAAGCTCCCATTCCACCGGTCCGAGGCATTCAAGAACTGCGTCATTGCAGGCCTTGGATGGATGGAAGAAGGTATCAGCGCCGATCCCAGCGACGAGCTGATCTTCGCCCGCTCCGAAAACTGGCGCAATGTGTACCAAGACAGCCGCAGCCGTGAGTTGGACTATTCGGACGGCCGGTACCAGATCCGCTCCAAGGTTGTGGACATGGACATGGCATGCGCAATGTTCCCCGACAGCAGCAGCGCATTGAGCAGCGGCGGCATTACCGGCTTTGAGGACGAAGAAGAAAGCGTGTGGTATTTGGGTGAGCGCATGGTCAACCAGCGTGACGTTGACGGAAACGGCAGCTTCAACGGGTCAGCTGGGACACTTGGCCAGCGTGGCGCATACGTGGCCAGCGGTCAATCCGATGTTGGCAGGCGCGAACAGGTCCGGATCAACGAGGGTTGGTACACGGTACCGATGCCGGTCAAATACTTCGCCAGTGGCCAGATGCGGGGTGAAGTGTTCGACCCCAAGGACGAATACCACCAGTTCATCGTCAAGAAGTACGCTCCCCCAATAGTCGGCGGGGTGCAGAACCAGATGCGGGTCATGCTTTTCACATCCGGCATGCCATTGTGGGATGGTCCAAGCCCCTACCGGCACCGCAAATTCCCCCTGACTGCTATGTGGTGCTACCGCAGGGCAAGGGACGGCATGCCCTATGGCGTGGTGCGCGACATCCGTGACCCGCAGGAGGATCTGAACAAACGCCGGTCTAAGGCGCTTTATATCCTATCGGCCAACCGCGTGGTGATGGACAAGGGTGCAGTGGATGACATTGAGGACATCCGGCAAGAGGCAGCGCGGCCCGATGCCATCATCATCAAGAATCCTGGCAAGGAATTGAAGTTTGAGAAGCCAGCTGGTGAGTTCCAAGGCAACTTGGAAATGATGCAGAACGCCGAAAACTACATCCAAGAGGTGTCAGGCGTTACCAGCGAGAACCTTGGCCAGTCCACCAACGCCACATCCGGCAAGGCCATTCTGGCAAGGCAGGAGCAGGGCAGCGTGGTCACTGCAAACCTGTTTGACAACATGCGACTGTGCATCCAGCAGCAGGGCGAGAAGCTACTGGCCCTGATGGAGCAGTTTTACACCGAGCCGAAGGTGATGCGCATTGTGGGCGAAAACCAGCCGGTTGACTGGGTGCCGATCAACACGATGGACCCTGCTACCGGTGAAATCCTGAACGACATCACGGCCAGCAAGGCTGATTTTGTGGTGGACGAGCAAGACTTCCGAGCCAGCCTGCGCCAAGCCGCGCAGGAAACGATGACGCAATTGATGCAGACATTGCCCCCAGAGGTGGCTATCTCCATGCTGGATTTGGTGGTGGACTTGTGGGACTTGCCAAACAAAGAGGAATGGTTGCAGCGTATCCGCAAGGTCAACGGGCAGACTGACCCGAGCAAGAAGCCCACGCCCGAGGAAATTCAGGCGCAGCAGCAGATGCAGCAAGAGCAAATGATGATGAAGCAGCTTCAAGTACAGGGCATTCAGGCTGAAAACGCTGTGAAGCAGGCCAATGCACAGAAGCTTGCAGCAGATGCGGCCACAGCGATGGCCCAGCTACAGCCACAGGCCAACCCAGAGCTTGAGTCGGCACAGCAGCAGCTTGCAGCACTCACACAACAGCTTCAAGAGGCACAAACCAATGCTGACCGGCTGATTTACGAGTCAAAGATCAAGGCTGATGACCGCATCCGTGAGCTGACAGTGAAGGCGGAGCAAGAAACCCTGGTTGGATTGTCCAAAGAGCGTGAGATTGAAGCCCGCAAGGAGACTGAAATCGAGAAAGCGCGCATTAACGCCGACGCAACCGTAGAAGCGGCGCGCATTCAGGCCAACCAGCGCAACGAAGTAGATGCACTGCTGTCCAAACTGACGGACTTGCAAAAGCAGGTTGCAGATATGGTTACGGATAGCAACAAAGCCATAGCAGAGCATGAAAAAGCCATTGCGAAGGTAGAGCAAACCCACGAAAAGACCGTGGCACAGCTTGAGAAGGCCATCGAAAAGACCATTGAGCAGTCTGAAAAGGCTATCGAGAAGGTCAAAGCCGACGTAGAGGCCAAAGAAGCCAAGGAAGAAGCCAAAGAGCCGGAAGAAAAAGAGTCAACCCCGCCTGTTATCAATGTAAACGTGCAGATTGATGGCCAAGGAGAAGTGACGAAAGAGATTGTCTTGAGCAAAGACAAAGACGGCAATGTGACTGGCGGCAAGGTCACGCAGAAGCAGGCGAAGAAGGCTAAATGACGGCCTACACGATCAATAGCGGGGCTCTGACGTACTTTGACGCCCAAACTACGCCCAGCGTCAATGCCACGCTGGATACCTATGCGATTTCCAACCAGTCCACATTCGTAGTACGCACAGACAC